CTGCGTTTTACAACACAACAGCGTGGAAAAAGATAAGAAAGCAAGTATTACTCAGAGATGACTACTTGTGTCAACATTGTTTAGCTAAAGGAATAGTGAATGACAAAGATTTAATTGTCCATCACAAAATAGAATTGAAAAAAGATTGGTCGAAAAGACTGGATATGGGAAATTTAGAGGCAGTCTGTGTTTCTTGCCATAACAAAATTCCAATTCAAAAATAATTTTTTTATTTTTTGCCAGGGCATAATTTTGCCGCCCGCTTTTTTTGAAAGACGGAATAACGAGCCGCACTTTTCTGTGACCAAAATCTAGAAATAAAAACATTTCACGTAAGGAGGTGGTACATTTGGCAGGTAGAAAACCCAAATTAAACGCAGCAAAAACTGGAAATCACAACAAAGAAGATTTAGAACAGGCTGAACTGAAAGAAAACGGTCTTGAACAGTTTGAAAAAATCAACGTAAAAGACACACCTAAAAATTTGACAGATAAAGCCAAAGTAGAATGGAATAGAATTGTTCCATTGCTCGAACAATTACCGATTGCTAGCCTAGATTACTCTTTGATTCGAAAATATTGCGAACTTGTCGATATCAACGATGACTTATACGACCAAATAAACACAAACGGTGTGGTTGATCCAGACACAAATAAAAAATCCGGAGCATTTATGGCATATATGGAGTCTTTAAAAGAGCTTCGATCGATATGTGGCTCGCTAGGAATGACGATTGACAGTCGAATGCGCTTGGTCGTACCGACTCCGGACGAACAAAAGCAATCAATTTACGACGAATTCGCAGTTGATGACGATGACTAAAGTAACTTTATCTAAAACATACGAAAAACTATTAGACATACCAGATAAATATCGCGATGATGCTTATAAATATTGCGTTATGGTACTATCTGGTACTTATATCACAGGCAAAGATACGAAAAATGCTTGTATTCGTCATCTAAAAGACATCCATAGGATAGAAAATGACCCGAATTGGAACTACACCTACAAGCCAAAGCGTGCAAAAAAGGTCATTAAGTTTATCGAAAGCCTCCCAGACACGAAAGGAAAGATCAATAAGCTTGGTTTATTCCAAAAATTCATCGTAGCAAGTGTTCGTGGCTGGTTTACCAATGATACAGACATGCTGAGATTTAAAAAAGCATTTATTTCAATGGCAAGAAAGCAAGGAAAGTCACTAATCGTCGCTGGTTTGGTCTTGTACTCCTTTTTATTCGATCGTGAACCGGCTGAAGGACGCCAAATATTTTGTGCTGCAAACGACAAGAAACAAGCATCGGTGGTATTTAACATGGTGGCTAAACAATTGATGTACTTTGTTTCTAAAATCCCTGAGTTAAAAAAAGATGTAAAGAAAGTCCGAGAACTACTTAACAATTTAAAAGATGGATCTTACGTTATGCCTTTATCTCGTGATACAAGCGCAGTTGATGGTTTCGAACCATTTCTTGCGGTTATTGACGAGTATCATGCAGCAAAAACCAACGAGATGTTAGAACTTATCCAATCAGGGCAAGGAAATTTATATCAATCACTGATATTTATCATCTCCACAGCTGGTTTTAACTTAAATGCACCGATGTACACGGATGAATGGCCATATGCCAAGGATATTTTATCCGAAGATTATGATGATCCTGAATACTTTACCGTTATATATGAACAAGACAGTGAAGATGAGTGGCAAGATAAAGAACTGTGGGCAAAATCTAATCCACTTATCAATGAGTCGGATGCATTGAAAGAACAAATCGAATCATATTTAGATAAACGGATAGCTGAATCTATGAAAAAGAACTCGATGTTTCGGGTGTTAGTTAAAAACTTTAACTATTGGATGCAAGCCAGCGAAGAATCCTATCTTAACTTTAACGATTGGAAGAAGAACGAAGCAGACTTTGATATTCAAGGCACGAAAGTTTATATTGGCTTGGACTTATCGCGAGCCGATGACTTAACTGCTGTCTCCTTTGTCCATCTGGACGAAGCGAATAAACAATACTACGTTACGTCGCACTCCTTTGTAGGTACAAAAGGAGGTCTACAAGGTAAAATGGAGCGTGATATTATCGACTACTATCAACTTGCCAAAGACGGCTATTGCACCATAACAGACTTGGAAAGTGGCATTATCAATACGGAGCAAGTTTTAGACTACATTGAAGAATATGTAGCTGAACACAGCTTAGATGTTCAAGCGATTTGTTATGACCCGTATGCTATTCACGGTGTGCTGGCTGAGATGGAACGCAGGGGATGGGAGCAAGAACTAGAAGAAGTCAGACAAGGCCCGAAAACTTTGTCAAGCCCAATCGAAGACTTCCGGCTGAAAGTAATCAATGGAGATGTTAAACATTCGAAAAATCCATTGCTTGACCGAGCGATAAAAAATTCGATCGCCAAAGATACTAATGATTCCGTGATGATTGATAAGCAAAAAAACCGTGATAAAATCGATCCGCTTATGGCTACTATATTTGCATATGTTTTAGCTAGCGAGTATGAATGGAACGCTGAAACATTCATGCCAATGTTTCTTTAGGAGGTGTAATTGTTTGAATAAAATTATATATATATTAATTATGGTTATTGTAGCCTTGTTTGGTGTCGGTGGTTTTTTATATGGCTTATATATCATGTGGGAACCACTTGCTTATATCATTGGTGGCATTATTTTAGTTGCTATTGCAATTGCAATGAATCAACTTTACGCCCCGAACGAAACAAAAGGGGGTGATAATTAATGCCATTACTTGATTTAGGTTTTAATAACAAGAAAGAACGTATGAATCAAGACTTAGAACGATTGCTATACAACCAGGAACATGGAATACACACTAGTTATACAGGCATTCGTGCTTTAAAAAATAGTGATGTATTCACAGCAGTAAGAATTATTTCTGCTGATATCGCAAGCACAAAGCTAAAAAATAAAGGTAATGAATCAAATACTGTTATGGAAGACGTTTTATCTTTGTTTAACAACAACCCTGGAAATGGACTTCCTGGTTGGCATTTCAAGTTTATTATTATTGCCAATATGCTACTAAACGGCAACTCTTATGTGCAGATATTGCGAGATAAAAATGGTTTTGTAAATGGTTTTTATTTTTTGCAAAACGATTTAGTCAGCGTAGAACAAATAAGCGATGAAAAAACAGGCGCTAATAACGATATTGTTTATAATGTCAGCGAAGATGTTACAGGTAAAGCGGCACGATTAAATCCTGAGGATATTTTAGATTTTAGGTATATCACACTGGACGGCATTATGGGACTTAGTGCTTTGTATTCTTTATCTTATGAGATTGGTATTTCGCAAGGTTCAAAAAGTTTTTTACGTAACTTTTTTGATAATGGTGGTACGTCCACGTCAGTGCTGAAATATAAAAAAGGGCAAATTAGTGAAGATCAATTAAAAGGCTTAAAAGAAAATTTTGCCAATAGTCAATTGAAAAACAATGGCGGTTTAGTCGCTATTGATGACACGATGGAATTTAATCGGCTGCAGATACCAACTGAGGTTCTTAACTTTTTAAACTCTTATAAGTTTAGTACAAATCAGGTCGCCAAAGCATTTGGTTTACCCGTATCAAAACTAGGCGTGGAAACAGTCAATACATCTATCACGCAGTCAAACTTGGAATATCTGCAATCCACACTAGATCCGATTTTTAAAATGATGATCGCAGAATTACAAACTAAAATATTCAAGTCAATTGATTCAGGATATGAACTGGAGTTTGATTCTTCCCGTCTAGTTGATATTGATCCAGAGTTAAAACTAGAACGTGTTACTTCGTTGTTTAAAAATGGACAAATTAGTTTGAATGAATCAAGAGCACCGTTTGGTTATGAACCAACTGAAGATGGTGACCAAATATTTATTGATCTAAACCGGATTCCATTGTCTTCATTAGACGAATATCAACGAGCGAAAATTAGAAAAGAAAATGAAAAGAACTCCCTTGAAGGGGGTGATGGCTAATGGCAAATAGTAACGTTGACACTTCAGGAGAAATGGTGCTAGAGGGTTATGCAGTATTGTTTGATACACCCAGTGAAGACTTAGGCGGATTCAGAGAGATTATAGCGCCTAATGCTTTAAATGGTGTAGATATAGACGACGTGAAATGTTTAATTAATCATGAATTTAAATACATCATTGGTCGTACAAAAGCCGAAACATTAGAGCTAGAGGTTGATAAAAAAGGTTTAAAGTTTAAATGCTACTTACCTGAAACTTCCTACGCTAGAGATATCTACGAAAATGTTAAAGCAGGAAATGTTACACAATGCAGCTTTTTTTACACGCTGCCGAACGAGGAGAACGCCAAGACTTGGGAAAATAAAAGCGGCGAATATGTACAAACGATAAATAAAATTGATGAATTGATCGAAATAAGTATCGTCACTGTACCTGCCTACCGAGACACCACTGTGGAGGTTGGTCAACGTGCCAAAGATTTAGAACGATTTAAAGCGTTAGAAAAACTAAATATTGAATTAGAACTGGAAGCTTTGCGAATCAATTCGTAAGGCTATTTTTTATGCAATAAAGGAGGATATGCATGAGTAATTTTGATGATCGTAAAAAAGCGATTAATGATTTGATTGCCAAGGCACAAGAGGCAATCGAAAAAGGTGATTTAGAAACTGCTCGAAATTTAAAGGCAGAAGTCGACGAAGCAAAAAAAGAATTTGAAGAACTGCAAAAGTTGTCTGAAGAAATTGAGGCTGCTGCACCTGAGCAATCAGAACCAGAACCTGAAAAGGCAGAAGAGCCTGTGACAGAAGACAACAAAGAAGAAGACAAGCCAGAAGATAATGATGCCGAAAAAGATGAGGCAGATCAAGAAGGCGAAAAAGAAACACCGATTCCAACTCCTGAACCTGAAGACAAGAAAGATGACGCTTCAGAATCTGAGGAGGACGACGAAGACAAAGAAAAAGATAAAAAGAAAAAAGGGGCGAAAAGAAGTATGCCAAAATTAGGAAAAGACCAAGAAACAAACGAAGAAGTATTGGGATTCGAACAATACATGAAGTCTAAAGGCGCTAAACGTGACAACGTAGTGTCTGATGATGTCGGTGTAACTATTCCCGAAGACATCCAATACCAACCAGAAAAAGAAGTTAAAACGGTTCAGGACTTATCACAATTAGTTCAGAAAACATCCGTTAACACTGCGTCTGGCAAGTACCCGATTTTGAAACGTGCTGATACTAAATTCCACACGGTTGAAGAATTGGAAAAGAACCCGGAACTAGCACGTCCAGAATTCGAAACGATCAACTGGGAAGTTGCCACTTACCGTGGATCAATTCCAATTTCGCAAGAAGCGTTGGATGACTCAGTTGCGAACTTAACAGCGATTGTATCTGAAAATATCAACGAACAAAAAATTAATACGTTGAATGAAAAAATTGGTGCAGTGTTAAAACAATTTAACCCAACCACTGTAAGCAACGTGGATGATTTAAAATCAATCGTCAACGTAGAACTTGATCCGGGCTATGACCGTCAAATCATTGCTACTCAAAGTTTCTACCAGAAATTAGATACATTAAAAGATGGTAATGGTCGTTACTTGTTGCAAGATAGCATTACAAACGTTGCTGGTAACACTGTATTAGGTATGCCTATCACAGTCGTTCGTGATGACTTGTTAGGCGAAAATGGCGATGCTTTGGCATTCATTGGTGACGTTAAACGTGCTGTATTATTTGCCGATCGTACGGATGTTTCTGTGCAATGGATTGAAAATGAAATCTACGGTAAATACTTGATGGGTGCATTCCGTTTTGATGTAAAACAAGCGGATCAAAACGCTGGGTACTTTGTCACATTTGAAGATGAAGGCGAAGCGACACCCTCATAAACCCCAAAGCGTCGTAGTTGATACCAATGCGAAATCTGTATCCATTACGGCAGAATAGGGGTGATGAGATGTTACAGATTGATAATGTTGA